CGTTGACATCGAGACGATAACCTGCGTCTGTGAATGTGCCACCACGTTGTAAAACAATATTACTTGTGGCATCAAACATTTTAAATCCTACTGTGCCTGCATTATATATCTCTAAATCTCTACCATACAATGCTATATTTAATTGATTCCCTGCTGAAGTAATACCTCCAAATACTGCTTTTGCTCCTGGATACCAATCATATCCAATCATTGCAAAATTAGTACCATCTCCAACAAATATTGTTCTATTACTGGCTGCAGCACCAGTATTACCATTTGGTGAAACTGACAACCCATTATATATTTTTGTTGTTCCTGTATTTAAATTTAATATTACATTATTATTTGAATCAATTTTTAAACCACTTTGGACTCCTTGTTTAAAGTCAAGACTATAACCTCCAAGTGTTACAACTCTATTCCCCGTCAGCGTTCCATCAGCACTATAAATATTCGTTCCACTTACAGTCCAACTCCTATCAGCAGACAAGTCATACGCAGTGCCGTTGATGGTAAGTGTTCTTGTGGTTGGAACGGGAGTATAACCTAATGCAGTTGCGATTGTTTTGTTCTTCCAAAGTGAGGTAGATGATTCGTAGATGAGAGCATCATTGTTGGCAACTGATGAGATATATACATTATGGAGTTCATCCAACTCCCACCCATTCATTATTTTTACATATATCTTACCATTGTTCGCATGAGCATACTCAACGTAACCAATCACCACAATATGACCAGTAGAGCCATTAGGCTTGATGTTTGTTAACCTTCCTGCCGTTGTAGGTGAAAGATAAAGTACATCTCCATCTGCCCACGTTTCGCCTTGTAATGAACCCGTAGTGTTGATTCCTTCAAGATTTCCAACAGTCATGATAAAACCTTCTTGGTTGGTTGCGATTGTCTCAGTTACCAATCCAATTGTATCTGCACTACCTGCATCATTATTAGCTTGAGCAAGTGATATGGCTAACCTCTGACCCTGGGCACCACTTATCTTTACCGCTTGATACGCTGCCTTAGTGAGTGTGGTATTAGGTGAAACCTTGTTCACTACCCTTGCAACCAAATCAACACCATTTTTCAAAATAACGCTACCACCTTTAAGAGTGGTCTCACTGCTTCCGATAGTATCGTTCCATCTTGTTGTGCCGACTGCTGCTGTACCCGTAGGTGATGTGTCAAGAGTGAGTTGACCAGCCTTCAGTTCATACTCCCCAAGGTTAACATTAGCTGTGGCACCTGTGTATGGCACAAAGTTGCCATCACCACTATTCACACCACTATAATTGACCACTACATATACGGGAGATACGTTAGTGCTGACATACACATCACTACTTGTATAATTTATCTTGATTACCATCTTTAACTTGTTATTTGGTCAACAACTTGGACAAAGCCTTGCATCCATGTAAAGACACCTGAACCAGTAGTAACTTGTAGTTCGTAGTTGTACTCACCCACAGGGTAAGTTGCAGTAGTAACAGAGGTCAAAGTAACTGTGCGCTCATTCGTATCACCCGCAACAAAATCAGCATTGTTCCACGTGAAAATAGTTGTGCCTGCGCTATTCTTTGCCATAAGTTTAAAAGTATATGAACTTACATCAATCGCCACCTCTTGGCACTCATCTTCCCAAAACGACAATGGCAACACCCATGTATCACCTCTCTTTATTGCCCTTAAATTATGTTCTCCTATCATAATGTAAATTTAAGATTATTTATGATTATAATGCGATATATGCTGCAACAACTGATGTGCCATTTAATGCCGTTCCTAAGTTTATAACATAAGACCCACTCACTACATAATTGTAGTACCATTTGCCTCCATAACCAACCGCTACAAGCTTGTGAGTGGCAGGGTTCCTTGAAGGAATAGTACCAGCAGAGACAGTGTAAGTATCCACAACCGTCAACTCAGTAAAGCCACCCGTTCCTTGGATAGTATAGCTATAATTAGCAAGACCACCAACTGTGCTATCAAGTGTTATATCTTGTATATAACAATCAAACTCATAAACTTTATAATTGTTTTGAGCATCAATGAGATCAAGGTAAGCTGTGTACAAAGTATCAGTTCCCGTAAAGAAGTCAGCAAAGAAGTCAAAAGGATGCATATAGGTTTGAGCCATCTTTACGAGACCGCTTCCGCTTATCGTAAATCCTCTCCTTCCCGTAATATATTCACGATAAAGACCATTTGTCTTGGGTGCTAACTCCAAAAAGTCTCTACTCATTGTTATAGATGAGTTCTTGGCACAAGCCAATGGGTACACCTCATTCTCAAATAAGTATGCTATAACTAACCCTTCTGCTTTTACTGCGTCTGCCATTATTTATATATATAACCTGATTTATAAGTTGGATATAGTGAATCGTTATTGTTAAAAATAAGATAGCTACTTGTAACAGTTAACGATGTAATACTTACGCTTAAAGTTAGTTCAATTTCATTATTTGTAGCCAAAACAACATTGTCAACATCAAGATTAACATCTACCGCAAATGGACTTGTTGTGGCAGTAAAAGTAACTGTTTTTAATATTCCAGTTGTAGAACTAATTACAAAGTTTACACTAACGGGAGGAGATGCAACAGTTATGCTTCCAACCACCCTACACTTGAAATCAACTGTAATTGTTGGTACTCCCGTATATTTTAATTTATTACCACCAACAACTGTGAAATACTGCCCGTAATTTAGAGTGATTGGCACAAGACCACCAGATGCTGCGTTTGTATAAGTAGCATTTGTATTGATAAGAAAATCCCTATCATTGTCATATACCTCTACAAGAGTAGCCTGCCAGGTAGCACTCGCAAAATCAATCTCCTTCATGTTTGCTATATAGTATAGCTTATTCGGGTCATCATCAACAAACTTAATTGTGTTGATAAGTCCAATTGGCTCTGAGCCGTATTTTAACCCGAAAAAGTTCACATCAATTTTATTACGATGAAACCTTGTCCTTTCCCAATTTGCAATTAAGTTCTGCTTCTTAAAAGGATATGATTCTTTTTGGTATCTGTATCTGTACCAAGTTGGTGTTGTTCTTAATGTATCTGTTGCATCAAATAAACAACCCATTAAATTTGAGTTCTGTAAATCCTCTAAATATATCTGATCCTCAAAGTTTGCTCTTATATCTTCAGCCTTAGTAAATTTATCATAATCACCTGATATCGTATCAGTATATACACCATTAATTTTATTTGAAATAGAAAACTCAATATTTTTCCAAAGGTTTTCCCAAGATTTTAAACTTGGAGTATTTGTAAGCAATAACCTTACAATACCATCTCTAATAACTGGAGAACTCTCAACAGTATATTTTGCCCATCCATTTTCTTGTATATCAACTGATGCCATATCTATTTTAAAGAATGGCTGACTTGCATAAACCGTACTATCCCAAGTTGAAGGATATAAAAACCAACTACCATCTTCATTCAATCCGGCCCTAAAAGATGGTGCTGCATCTGCCTTATACAATAATTGACCAACATTAAATGTAGGCAATGGTGATGGTGCAATGTTCCCTTCATCCCACCTCCATTCAAAAGATAATGTTATAATATCTCCTGCTGCAACTGGTACATCACAACTTTGCCACCAGTTGTAATTATAAGTCATTTCCTCGGCAGCATACAAATAATTGTCAATAACATTATTAAATGCATCAAGTGTTTCTTTCCTATAATGTGTTGAAGAACTTGTAAATGGACTTTCTCTATTTCCTGCCGTATTACCAGCTTTTAAATCCCAACTATCTACATCATAAAGATTAAATCCACTACCTGCTGTATTTAATGCACCTCTGCTTAAATTTTGATTGCAAAGCAATTCACTTGGCATCTCATAATTAAAAGTAATCTCATCAATCTTTGTTGGTCTGTTTATAAACCGCAACATCTCAGGAGCAATAGGCTTAATATCCTCATTTACTCCTACCTCAATATCATATCTATTGTTTGTTACAGTTGTAGATAAAAGAGTTACATTGAACTGCCTTAAATTTTGAGCAGTACTCATAAACAATTCCTCTGGTCTAAATATCATCCACTTACCCTTATACTGCAAAAGCGTTTGACTAAAAGCTGAATTTATCTTGTCAAGTACATTATACTTATTGTCATACTCACCATCTCCTATACTAAATGTCCTTGTATCAATATAACATTGACCAATAGCGGGAGTAGTAAGCGTATCATCCATTGTAGTATGGTAAAGATTGCT